GACGATGATGGGCATGCCCCGCGCCCGATTGATTACATACAGCGGATGCTAGTCAATGGCACGACAACAAACAATAATGGCGTGTACCATTATCACGCTGCTCCGATAACAATTGAGGGAAGCGGCCTAAGCGAAAGCGAGTTAAGGGAAATCCTTGATGAGCACCGCCAAGACGAACAAGCAAGATTTGAAAGTTATTTTGAAGGAATGGCTTTGCAGGCAGCAAGACTAGAGAACTAGAAAGCGCACCCCACCTACTCAGGAGGGGTGCGTAATTAGGAGGGCTCAGAATGATTTATGTGACCAGTCAAGGCGATATGTGGGACAAAATCGCACTTGAAGTATATGGCTCTGAACACCTGATGCACATTTTGATTGATGCGAACCCTAAGTACCGAAAAGTTCTTGTGTTTTCGGCAAATTGCGAATTGAACATCCCTGAACTGCCAAGGCAGCGCGTCAACAACATTCCGCTGCCGTGGAGGGGGAGTGCTTAATGAAAGCAAGGCGAGCCATGGCAAGGGTACATTTCCGAGATATAGACTTATCGGGCAGAGTTGTCGGCTTTACATACACAGACAACACCGACAAGACTGACGATATATCGGTCACATTAACTAACCGCGATAGGCGGCTGATTAATGACTTATTTCCCGAAAGAGGGGAAAAAATCCGTGCATCAATCGAAGTAGAAAATTGGATGCGCCGAGGTGATGACAGGTCTGTTAATCTTGGCGAATTTGAAATTGACAGTGTAAGTGGGATTTCGGTTGTAACCATAGGTGCTGTAGCGGTGCCTGTGGCAAATAATATCCGAGATGAAAAAAAGAATAGGGGCTGGCGAAGCATCTCTTTGTCAAGAATTGCCGCTGATATAGCTGCGGGTGCAGGGCTAACCCTTGTGTATGATACAGATTTTGACCCGTTTTATGACACAATCGACCAAAATGGGAAATCAAATTTGTCATTTTTGGAAGAGCTTAGCAGGGCTGATGGACTGCGGGTAAAGGTGACTGACGGACAACTAATTGTATATGAGGAAAGCAAATACGAACAGAAACCCGCAGTTGCAACACTGACCAATGGAGTGACAAATTTTTACGGAGAACCCCAGTTTAGAAAAAACCTCAGAAACATATACACTGCCTGCGAAATAATGTATTTCGATTCGCGGTCAGACGTAACCCGCAGGGGTTTTTTCCAAGCCCCGAATGCGACAGGCGAAAGCAAAATACTGAGGCTTCGGGAGAATGCGGGGAGGCAGGGCACAGAAACAAACCTAGACAGAAGAGCGAGAACAAGGCTCAGGGAGCAGAATAAAGACGAATGGACAGGCAGGGCTAGGGTACAAGGCGATTTAATCTATTTTGCCGGCGTAAATATTAATTATGCGGATTTCGGTGCGTACGATGGGAAGTATCACACAACTTCCTGTTCTCATGCAATCGGGGGCGGCGGATACAAAACAACCTTAAATACGCGCCGTGTACTGGAGGGATATTGATGCAAGACAAACTCGCAGATGCTATAAGGGTTGGGATAATATCTTCGATAGATCCGACTAAGGGCACAGCACAAGTGACTTTCGAGGATAGAGAAGATATGGTGTCGGGGGAATTATCTGTAATCATGCCGGTCACAGGATCTAATCAAATATACATGATGCCCGCCGTAAATGAGCGGGTATTGTGCGTTTTTATACCTGATTCGCCATCTGACGGCTTTATCCTGGGGTCATACTATTCAGAGGGGCGTTTACCGCCAGTTAGCAGTGCAGAAAAAGTACACATGCGATTTAAGGATGGCTCATATGTTGAATACGACAATAGTTCAAGCACTCTGACGGTAAAAGCAAGCGGAAATGTGATTATCAACGCTGCGCAGGGTGTCAGTGTTATATCTGAGGGCAATGTCAGCATTTCCGCGCCTCACGTGAGCATTAATTAATATGGGACAAGTAGCAAGACGTACGGATACGCATCGAGGGGTATGCGACCATGGAGAGGGCTGCTGTCCTCACTCGGTCAGCGGGACGATAACCGGCGGAAGCCCTAATGTAACCGTAGGGGGGCTCGGTGTCGCAAGGATGGATGACCCTGTGACGCATAGCTGCCCTCACTGCGGCACTGGACGGATTTCGTCAGCCTCTGGAAGCGTCACGGTCAATGGGCGTGGCGCTGCGAGGGTGGGGGATAGCGTCACGTATCCGGGGGGCAGCGGAACTATAACTAGCGGTAGCGCAAATGCTTCATTCGGAGATTAAGGGGGAACTTGTATGCTCGGTGCAATCGGAACAAGAGATATTGACGATGTTATAGTCTTCGAAGTTTCGCCGGAGCACATTCTTACTATAAAAGATTTTATAAGAAGAAACAGCGTGAGATTTGCCGAAACTCCTGTCGTGCTCCGAAAGCCTGTAAGCGAATACCTGGGGCCAGATTTAGATAAACTGACCTTTAAGATAACCCTGAAGGCTCAGCATGGAGTAAACCCGCAGGTGCAATTTAACAAATTAATACACCTTCAGCGTGATGGAACAACTTTAACTCTTTTGATTGGGCCAACTGCTTTTGGAGTATTCCGCTGGAGGATTGAGAATTTAAGCATCCCTTGGGAAATCATCGACAACCAAGGGCGGTGCATATCATCAGAAGTAAGCATCAGCCTGAAAGAATATGTGTAGAGGTGCACTAAATGGAAATTACAATTTTAGGCACTGACCGCATTAACTGGTTTCCGAAATCACGGGAAGAGGAAATAATTAATAATTTAAGGACGCTTATCTCCACGCCCATGGGCAGTGTGCCTATGAACAGGGCTTTAGGCATAAATGCTTCATTTATTGATGACCCTGCCCCAAAAGCAATAGCAAGAGCCACGATATCCATCTTTGAGGCCATCCAGGAATTTGAACCAAGGGTAGAGGTTGTATCTGTTGATTATGTGCCTGCTGTAGAGCAAGCACTACTCGGAAAGTTCTACCCGCGGGTAGTAGTGAGGATTTTAGATGATTAATAATTTATTTGAAAATCTACCAGATATAACTTTTGCAGAAAAGGATCCGGCGGTTATCCAGGCTGAAATCATCGAAAGATTTGAGAGAGAACTTGGCAGGCGGATTTACCCTGGCGACCCTTGGATGCAAGTGATGCTAACACTTGCTTATACTTTTGCTGTTTTGCGTGCCAATATAGATTTTGCAGGGAAGCAAAATTTATTGAGATTCGCAAGTGACGGCTTCCTTCAAGAGCTGGGCAGGCTTCTCGGCGTGGAGCAGCTACAAGAAAACCATGCTACAACTATGCTTGAATTTACCCTGTCAACAACCTTGGCAACGGTAGCGCACATTCCGCAAGGAACAAGGGCATCGCCTGGGGGCAATATTTCTTTTGCAACTCTTGAGGACTTGGAAATCCCCCCAGGAGAGTTGAGTGGTGTAGTGCCTGCAAGGTGCATGACCGCCGGCACGATTGGCAACGGCTTTGAGCCTGGCACTATAAATACCCTTACAGACCCTTTCCCTTTTAACTCAGCTGTGTCAAATACTGAAGTATCAAAAGGCGGCTCAGACATCGAGGACATAGAGGCTTTGAGGGGGCGCATACACCTCGCCCCAGAAAGTTTTTCGGTGGCCGGTCCATATGGAGCGTACCGTTTCTGGGCACGGTCAGCAAACCAGCTTATATCTGACGTTTCGGTTCACTCTCCGGCGCCTGGGATTGTGGAAATAGTCCCGCTGCTTAGCGGGGGCGCAGTGCCCACACAGTCAATCCTTGATGAAGTCTACCGTGAATGCAGCGACAGAACACGTAGGCCTTTGACGGATAAGGTTATTGTCCGTGCTCCTGAATCGGTAGGCTTTGACATAGCGTTTACATACTATATTAATCGAAGCGATGCCCCTAATGCAGCGCAGATTAGACACAGGGTAGCAGATGCTGTAGATGAATATATCATGTGGCAAAAATCTGTATTGGGAAGGGATATCAACCCCTCTCAGCTCACAAAAATGGTGATGAAGTCGGGTGTCAAGCGGATTGAGATAGAGGCACCAGTACGCACCGTGCTAGAGCATTACAAGATTGGTGTTGCGGACGACACTAGCGGCATTGTCTTTGGAGGCATTGAGGATGATTAATATAAGTGATGCTCTAGCCTTTTTAGACATATTGCCTCGAAGCATTGTAGATGAAGAAATGACTGCTCTGGCGAAAGCAATTGACCCTGAAATACGAAGCATAGAGCTTGCCATTGGTGACATTAGCTTTATGTCAAAAATAGACGAACTGCCAGAGGCGCTTATCATAAACCTGGCTCGTCAATTTAACGTCAATTTGCATGAGCATCTGAATCCTACCTTGGAACAAAAAAGGGCCATTGTAAAATATGCGCTATTATGGCACAGGCGAAGAGGAACCCCCGCGGCCCTGGAAGAAATGATTGCAATATTTTTCCCAAATAGCCGAGTGGAGGAATGGTTTGAGTACGGTGGTGAGCCGTACTTTTTTAGAGTCATTTTGTATTCGGACGACCTAAGCGAAGAGAATCTGAACAATGTGCGGATAACCATTCTCGAAGAAAAAAATGTCAGGTCATGGTTCGAGGATATCCGGGCAGTGCCTAGCATAAAAGATTTCATAAATCGGAATCAATTTGTCTTTGTGAACCTTGGGGTTGACCTATCATTTCCAAATATCACATATCCAATCTTGCCGAACCGACCACCGCCCCCGCGCTGGAATGGGGTTGTGCAGTGGAATGGTCAGAGGCAGTGGGGAGAACGCGAAATCTGGCTGCGTGAAAAAATTCACCACAGAATATTTATGCCTGATGTGCGTTTTAGCCCTAAAACCTTTGAAAATGGAAGCGACTACGGACTGAAAGATCTTACTGTCCACTTATCAGCGCTAACAAAACAGCCGCCAATGGAGATTGTCCAGAGCAGGGATATAGTCTTTGACGGCTCGATATCCTTTGACGGAACACATACATGGCGAGGCTCTACAATGGAGGAAATATAATGGAAGAAAATAGAAACAGCATCATACTTATCCACAGGAGAGTGCTTCTAGCAAAAATTACAAGCGGCGAGCTGTCTGTAATGCCGCATATTACGCATGTTGCATTCGGCAATGGGGGAGTAACCTTTGACGGCGTGGACGACCGCGGGAGGCCTATCTACACGGAAATACCGCCGAAAGAAACACAGGCTTCGCTTAACAGCGAAGTAGGCAGATATCCCATTGCGGAGCTGTCTTTCCCTGTTGACCCGCCAACAACTGCAAGATATGTGACCACAATCCCGCTCGATGATTTGCCAGGGGAATCAATCAGCGAGGCGGCCCTTATTGATGTCAACGGCGATGCTCACGCAATCAAGACCTTTTTACCGGTCAACAAGAGCCCCGGGATAGGGCTGACGTTCACCTTTGATGACAGATTTTAGGGGGGTGAAACAATGAGTTTACCGCCAATAGACGGGAATAGGCCTGCGTACCATATTAATCCTGCGCATGAGTACGACCCGAACATCCCGATAATCCTTGATGCTGACTTTGTGGAAGCCTCAAAAGACGTTAATCCGCGGCTCGAAAGAATCATCAACAACGTTGAGATATTGAGGCACGCCATCGAAAAGCTCAGGAGCATACTCCGCGCGATGCTCGGGCTAGATATTATCGGGATTGTACCCAACCATGAAAGTCTGCCTGATCCGGCAGACTTTCCCATAGATGCACTATTTTTAGTTTTGGTTGATGAAACTAACGATAGTGCATCAACTGTATATCGCCGCACTGTAAATAATACGTGGGTCAGGGTGAGGACTGTAGAGGTCAACCCTGACGAATTTGTGCGGATAGAAAATTTCACAAGATATATCCAACAGCTTCAATCATCCCTGAATACCCTTGGGACGTATGTCCACGAAGTCAGTACGACCGCAGACGAAGCTGTAAGGCTGGCAAATCAAGCCCAGCGCACTGCTAATGAGCGGGAGCCTTTGCAGACAACGGCGACCCAGGCAGAAATTGACGCAGGCACGTCGGTAGCGGTGAGAAGGTTTACTCCTGCTCTCTTAGCGAGAGCGGCGCGAAATACATTGCTAACTGGCTTTGCCTTGGGGGCGAATTCTACCGTAGTGGCGGGGGATAGAATAATTCAAGCCATTGGCAAGCTACAGGCTCAAATTAACAATTTGAGCGCAGCTGTCGGCAGTGCTCCTGCATTTTCGGACGCCATTATAGATGCAGGTACTGACGGAGTCCAAAGGTCTCCGACCGCAGCCAATTTAGCAAGAGCTGCAAGAAATACATTGCTTACGGGTTTTTCACTAGGCACAAATGCGGCCGTAGTGGCGGGGGACAGAATAATCGGTGCTATCGGCAAGCTGCAAGCTCAAATTAACGCCCGCGAGCCTGCCCAGACAACGGCTACAAAT